ACTTTAATTGTGATGCAAATACTAGGTAACACAAAAACTTTTTTTGACAGTCAGTCTTTTATACAAGATACAAATGTCACTGAGTATTTAAACAAGACAATAGAAGATCAGTATGATATGCTGTTTAACATGGCACAAGATAATACAATTTCGGAGATGATAGATGCCCAGTATTGAGTATTCGGGGATGAAGGTATCAGGGGGGAAAGCTTTTGCTATTCTTACTCTTCTAGGTGCTCTTGGATCAGGAGCATGGGCAGTTTTTGAATTTTGGAAAAATTATCAAGACCTTCAACAGAAAGTTTTAGAGTATACGGCACCGGATCTCTCTCACTATGATGAACAATTAGCAGTTTTAAAATCAGAATTAGACATGATACTTGATGAAATTACAATAGTTGCAGATGTTGCAAAAGATTTAAAGAACGATATGAAAGCAGATCTCCGACAGATGAATGGAGATATTCGACATATAACAGAAATAGTTAATGATGTAGAAGATAGACAGAAAGAAGATGTCCGCGAAATATTTGATGAAATAAAAATTATTGAAGAAAACCTTGACTTAAAGATAGATAAGGCGTTAAATAATCCTTTAAGTGGTATGTCAGCCAAATCAAAATAGGAGGTTGCTATGATTGACTGTGTTTGTAAAGATGGTGAGTGTCAATGCCGATTAAAATAGAAATGAAAACAATTTTGCCTTATGTTGTGCTTATTGCAACAATAGGCATGACATGGGGTATGTTCACAGAGCGTTTAAATGCAGTTGAAAAAAAGGCAGATAGCGTTGCACAAATGCAACAAGATATTGCTATTATTAAATCTAAAATATTAGATATGGATGACAGAATAGCTTGGATTGAAGAATTCTTAATAAAAACTTCAGATTTTTGATCCCCAAAAAATTAATAAATTTAGTAAAAGAAGATGTAAGACTTTGGTCAAAGCACTTCTTAGAGGTGCCAAATATCCAACTCAATAACCTACCTGCTTGTCCTTATGCTAAAATGGCTTGGCTACAAAATAAAGTCAACATACAATTAAGAGATCCTGATAAAGGCTATATTTCATACCTTCATAAATTAATAAAAACAATAGATTATGATAAAATAGAGCTCTTAATTTATTGTGATCCCTTTTATAAAGAATATAGCATAAATAAATTTCAAAAAATTATAGATAAATTTAATAATAAATATAATACAGAGGATCATTATTTTATGGGCTTTCATCCTTATAGCCCTCCTAATGATGATGATCACGAATTTTTAACAAATCCTAGTGGTGATAAGTCAGACTTACCAGAGTCTAAAATAGAATATTCAATGATGTTAATACAAAAGTTCTCGAAATTATATAAAGAATCTGATAAGTTAAAACGCATGGGTTATTATAAAAAATGGCCCAAAGACTACTACCATGAGGTAGTGTCGTCTAGACAAAAACAATATAAAAAGCTTTTTATGTAAGGAGGCTAAAATGGTCGGAATGGCAAAAAAGAAAAATGCAAATAAAATGAGCATGATGCGTGGCGGCGGTATGATGAAAAAAATGAAGGGCGGCGGCATGGCAAAAAAGAAGCAGGTAAAAAAGAAGAAGAAGAAGAAAAAGTAATTTAAAATGACCACTTCAGGGACAACAACATTTAATTTAGAAATAGATAAGGTTATTGAAAGAGCCTATCGCAGAGCAGGTAAATCTATGCGAACAGGATATGATTTAGAAGCTGCTCGTGATAATTTAAATTTGTTGTTCTCTGAATGGGCTAATAGGGGATATAGTTTATGGAAAGTACAGAACCATACGCAAAATCTTACAGCATCGACTAATGAATACACTGCTCCAAGTAATGCTGATGACATTTTAGAAATGGTGTTTAGAAATGGTAGCACTGACACCACTATGACAAAGATTTCTCGATCTGAGTATCAAAATATACCTAACAAAAGTTCTGAGGGCACACCCACACAATTTTATGTTCAGCGTAATTTAGCTAATGTGACAATAACCACTTATCTAACACCTGACACTACGGACACACAAATAAATTATTGGTATGTACAAAGAATTGAAGATGTGGGGAAATATACAAATACACCTGATGCACCCTTCAGGTTTTTACCCTGCATGGTTTCCGGTCTTGCTTATTATTTATCACAAGAGGTAAATCCAACTCTTTCTGGTGAGTTAGAAAGAAGGTATGAGTCTGAATTAGCAAGAGCTATAACTGAAGATTCTCAATCAACCTCAGTTAATATAGTGCCAAAGAATTTTTATCCAGGAGTTTAAATGAGTTTTGCAGTAGGTAGATATTCAAATGCAATATGCGATAGATGTGGGTTTGAAGTAAAATATCTTGAATTAAGTCAAGAATGGAATGGTTTATTAGTATGTCAAGAATGTTTTGAACCAAAACACCCACAGTTAGAGCCACCTTTTGCAAGTGCTGACGCAGAGGCTTTAGAAAATCCTAGACCACAAGTTCAATTGCCTTTAACTGTCACAGTTGGCATACCTAACGACACCTTCTTCACATCTAATGGTATGCAACCATCACAAATAAGTGATGACTTGAACATAATCTCAACTGTTGGTACAGTTAGCGTGGTAATAACATGAATTATTCTGAACTCTTGACAAATGTGCGTGATTATACAGAGGTTACTAGTGATGTTTTAACTGACTCTATAATAAATACTTTTATTATTAATATTGAAAATAAAATTGATAGAGCGATAGATTATGATGCACAAAGGAGATACGCTACTACATCCTTAGTGGCTAACAATTCTTTTATTGATGTTTCGGGACCTGAGGGCGGCTTTAGATTTGCTAGAGGTTTACAATTACATAAATCAGACGGCACTATTGTTTGGCTCCAACAGGTAGACACAACATTTATTGACGAATATTCTGTTGAAAGATCAACATCTGATACTAATTTTGAAGGAGAGCCTAGATATTGGGCTAATTGGGATGCTACTACTCTTATAGTAGCCCCTACACCCGATCAAGCTTATACTGTAGAAATGTGGTATAATGAAACCCCTGAGAGAATTAGCAGCACAAATACAACCACATTTATTTCTAATAATGCACCTGAGGTTTTATTATATGGCACAATTGCAGAGGCCTATTCTTACTTGAAAAATCCACAGGATATGCAATTATATGAAGCTAAGTTTACCGCTGCTCTTAAACTTTTTGCAGATGAGCAGATGGGTAGAAAACGCAGGGATGAGTATGTCGATGGTGTACTACGAATTCCCTTAACATCATTAGATCCTAAAGGGGGTACATAAAATGGCAATAAATCAAGCAGTCTGTGCTTCATTTAAAAAAGAGTTGTTAGCGGGAGATCACGATATTGATAATGACACTATCAATCTTGCCCTGTACACAAGCTCAGCGACTTTAAATGGAAACACAACAGCCTACTCAGCCACAAATGAAGTAGGAAATTCCGGAACATATGCAGCAGGTGGGGCAACTTTGACAAGTCCTACAATTGGATTAACAGCAACAAGCGCAACGGCTTCAACAGCTTTTGTTGACTTTGCAAATGTAAGCTTTACATCAGCAACTATTTCTGCTCAAGCAGCTTTGATCTATAATAGATCATCAGCAAATACTAATGCAGCTATCGCAGTTTTAGATTTTGGTGCAGTAAAAACATCGACTAACGGAACATTTACTATTGCATTTCCAACAAACGATGCTTCAAGTGCTATACTAAGACTTTCATAGAGGTCTAAATGACCACTTTCACGGTTACGGTAGTCAGCACTGGAGGTGGTAATAAGTATTATATTGATGGCGTTCAACAAGCGAGTGTATCGCTTATCGCTAATAATACATTTATCTTTGATCAGTCAGATGCATCAAATGATGGGCACCCTTTACAGTTAAGTGAGACATCTAACGGAACTCACAATGGTGGGAGCCGATACGATACTAACGTAACTTATCAAGGTGATGGAAGTGATGTTTCTGCATCTGACTATATTTCAAATTTTAATTCTTACACCACTCGTAGCGTTACAATATCTGTAGCGTTAACTACTCCTAATCTTTTTTATTATTGTTTTTATCACTCAGGCATGGGTGGCTCTGCTTCTTTTTCTAATCCTTTACAAGGGTGGGGCAGACAAGGTTGGAATGATGGCACATGGGGAGGACCTGTACCTGTAAGCCTTACAGGTTTATCTACAACTTCTGCATTAGGCACTGAAAGTGTTGTAGGTGACGCTTTAGTTACATTAGACTCATTACAAATATCATCATCCCTGGCTGATGTACTTGCTGAGGCAACTAACATCTTTCCTGTCACGGGTGTTTCTTCAACAACAACTCTCGGATCTGTAAGTATTTTAGAAGGACACGGTGTTTTACTAGGTAGCTTACAAATGAATTTTGCTTCAGGTGATGAAACAGCATCTGGAACTGTCGATGCAGGTTGGGGTAGATCAACGTGGGGATCTTTTGCATGGAATGAGAATATAGAATTTATTACTAACGTCAGTGGGGTTTCAATGTCTACAGCGTTAGGCACTACAACACAAGAGGTTGGAACAGGTGTTATAGTAAGTCCTACAGGACTGTCAATGACTTCCGCATCAGGGGATATTTCAGGAACAGGTCTTGCAATTGTAACTCCAACTCCTGTCACTATCGGTGCAGCTTTGTCAGGTGTTACAGTATCTGGTGAAGGTAGTGTTGGAGTAGTGGCTCCTTCAGATCAATTAGACTTTAGTTTAGGCACAGTAACTATAGATATCTTTACACAAGTAGATCCTGTCGGTGTTTCTATGACAACTAATGCAGGTGCAATAGGCACAGTTTCTGATGCCTTAGTGCAACTATCAGGAGTAAGTGTTTCCTTTGCGGCAGGTACTGCAGGTACAGAGGTTGGCACAGGTGTGATTGTTAGTGTGTCCACTGTCGCATTGTCTTTCGCTTCTGGAACAGCTTCTGCCGTAGGTGACGCTCCTGTATTTCCTACAGGTGTTTCTATGACATCTTCGGTAGGAGATTTATTTAGCACACCGTGGGCTAATGTGGTTACAGGGGCAAGTAACACATGGACAGGGGTTGATGCAGCGTAAAAAAAGTGTTGCTAGGATATTAAAAAAAGATATATTTTATGGAGGTAAAAAATGAGCAGTTCATATTCATCTAGATATTTATTAGAATTAATGGCTACAGGAGCCAATGCTAATACTTGGGGTACCAATACTAACAATAACCTCAATGTTATTGATGCTTTTTCAACAGGTTACATATCTAAATCTGTAGCAGGATCTTCAAATATTACCCTGACTACGACTAATGGTAGTTCTACAACTGAGTCAGCTAATAGAAATATTGAGTTAACAGGTGCCCTAACGGGTGACATTGTTGTATTCATACCTGCCACAGAAAGCACTTATACATTTTTTAATAATACTACAGGTTCACAAACATTAACAATTGCTGCCACAGGTCATACAGCTAATGGTGTTACAATTACGCAAGGTGCAAAAACAAGTATTTTTTGTGATGGTGCATCAAATTACAATATAAAAAAATGGGCCTCTACTGATTTAGGTTCTTTAACAGGAACTTTACCCGCAGTATCAGGAGCTAACTTAACCTCATTAAATGCATCTGAATTAGATTCAGGAACAGTTCCTAATGCTAGATTAGACGCACAGCTACAAGATATAGCAGGATTGGCAGTTACTGATAGCGCTATAATTGTTGGTAACGGATCTAATTTTGTCTTGGAGTCAGGTGCAACCATGAGAACTTCTTTGGGCTTAGGCACAGGCTCTGATGTTCAATTTAATGATATGCAAGTAGACTCACTTGGTGTGGCGACAGCAGCATCAGGTACAAGTGGTGAGATTAGAGCTACAAATGACATCACTGCTTTTTATTCTTCTGATGTGGCATTGAAAGAAAATATAGAAAATATTTCATCACCTATGGATAAAGTTCAAAATCTCAATGGTGTTTTATTTGATTGGAAACAAGATTTTATAGATGCAAAAGGTGGTGAGGATGGTTATTTTGTGCGTAAAAGAGATGTTGGAGTAGTAGCACAAGATGTAGAAAAAGTTTTACCAGAGGTCGTAGGCACACGACCAGATGGAGTCAAAGCTGTTAAGTATGACAGATTATGTGCATTACTAATTGAATGTGTAAAGGATTTACAAACTCAAGTGAATGATCTTAAGAAGGGAGAATAATAAATGACTACACCTTCAGGTCAAATTAGCTTAGATGATGTTAACACTGAGCTAGACATATCACCAGGAACACAAATTAATATGGATGCTGCTAATGTTCGTGCATTAGCTGAAGTTCCCTCTGGTGCAATAACAATGTCTGATCTTCAAGGAAAGTCTAATGCTCAATTTATTGTTGCCTCAGGTGGTTCTGAAGCCACTAGTGGTGATTACAAAATTCATACTTTTAATTCAAGTGGAACTTTCACCGTAAACCAAGCAGGTAATGCCGCAGGATCAACAGGCGTAGAGTACATGGTCGTTGCGGGAGGTGGTGGTGGAGGTGCAGGTAGAGGTCAACCTGAAAATAATAATCGTAAAAGACCAGGTGGTGCAGGAGCAGGTGGATTTAGAGAAGCTAAAAGTCCCTCTGCACCTTTTCCTGCGAGTCCTTTAGCATCTAGTTCTTTAATTACTGTTCCCGCAACTTCATACCCTATTTCTGTAGGTGGTGGAGGTGGGGGTGCATCACCCACTCCTAATTTTGAGGGAGTTCCTGGTAGTAGTGGATCTACTTCAAGTTTTTCAAGCATAACCTCCGCAGGAGGAGGTGCGGGAGGTGGTGGAGGAAATGGCTCTGGCACAGGCAGAAATGGAAGTTCTGGCGGCTCTGGCGGAGGTAGTGGAATGGATGGAAGTAGAGGAAATGGTAACAGTCCCCCTGTTTCCCCACCTCAAGGTAATCCAGGTGGTCAAGGAAACTATAACGGTCAAAGTGGTGGCGGAGCTACAGGATCAGGATCTGGACCTAATTCTCCTTCTGGTGGAACAGGTGGTGCAGGTGCCACAACTTCAATTACATCATCTTCAGCTTCATACGCAGGTGGTGGAGGAGGCGGTGATGGCTTTGGTGGTGCCCCTGGTGGAACAGGTGGTGGCGGCAAAGGTGGAGGTTATCGATCTGACGCAGGTAATGGATCTGCAAACACCGGAGGCGGTGGAGGAGGCGGAAGTGGTTTCCAACCTGTAGGTCCTAGTGGTTATAGACTTAATGGAGGGTCTGGTGGCTCAGGTAAGGTAGTTATAAGGTATAAATATCAATAATGGCTCATTTTGCAAAACTATCTGAGGAAAATTTAGTATTATCGGTTGAGGTAGTTGCTGACGCTGACACAACTAACGAATCAAATGTAGAGGATGAGGCAACAGGAGTTGCCTTCTTACAAGGTATTCATGGTTGGACTCTTTGGAAAAAATGTTCTTACAACACTGCGAATGGAAAGTACTATAACGAGGATAAGACGGAAGCTGAAGATCAATCAAAAGCTTTTCGTAAAAATTACCCTAGTGTGGGTTGGTCTTATGACAGCACAATAGATGGTTTTATTCCTCCTAAACCAGAAGGTATGACATCTTGGATTATTAATACTACTACGGGACATTGGGAGGCTCCTGTAGCATATCCAACAATTGATACTTATAATGATGGTAATAAAGATAGACCTTATACCATCTCGTGGGATGAAGCGAATGTTCGGTGGGTTGCCACTGACAAAGCTGATCCTGTAGGAAATTGGAGATGGGATGCTACTTCTTTGGCATGGGTGTCTATCTAATTAATGTTTGTAAAAAATACTTTAGTAGAACAATTTGTATCACTAAAAAAAATAAACACGAAACATCTTCCAATAGATTTTGAATTACTAAAAAAAGAAGGTTTAAAAAGTTTTAAACAAAGAAGAGTTTTAAACAATAACAAATTTTCACCTTACAAAAATTATTATCAGGCCGATGTAAATAATAATATAGTATGGATTTATGACATGGTTAGAGATTTTTTTGTCATAGATAATTTAAAATTAAAAAAGACTCCTATTCTCACACAACATTCTTATATAGTTGTCAATAAAGATTCTGACACTTTTTTGCATAATCACATAGATGAGTACGATTTACATAATTCACCTGACCTTACTGCTTTAATACCAATTGTTGGTGATAAGGATAGCTTTATTGAGTTTTTTTATGAGTCAGGAAGAAAAAGACATATGAGGCAAAGAGTAAATTTATTTAAAGAAGAGATTATTTTATTTAATTCAGAATTAAAACATCGATTAATTATAAACAAACTTCACAAAAATCTAGTATTTTTATCTTTAAAAATGCAACTTATTAGTTAGTATAACAATAAGAGAGAGAGATGATATTCGAAAATTCGTTTGCTTGTTTTGATAGTGTAATTCCTTCACGAATTTGTGATTTAATCATTGCAGATGCAGAACTAAAAAATCCAGAGGTAGCTCTTACAGGTGATACTAATAGTATAAACTTACAGAATCAAACAGACGTTTCTAAACTCTATAAAACGAGAAACTCCTCTATAGTTTGGATGGATAACTCTTGGATCTATCGAGAAGTAATACCTTATGTATTAGAGGCTAATAAAGTATGTGGTTGGAATTTTGACTTAACAAAATCTGAATCATGTCAATTTACTAAGTATAGCGAAACTCAACATTACACATGGCATCAAGATAGTTGGAGAAATCCTTATAACAAACCAGGCGATCCAGATCATGGATTAATAAGAAAAATATCCGTTACTGTGTCACTTGCTAGTGGCGATGATTATGATGGTGGAGATCTTGAACTTGATTTAAGAGATAACAAAGATGGCTTACCTAATATTATTAAATCAGAATTAGCTAGAAAAAAAGGATCAATAACAGTTTTTCCTTCATACATTTGGCACAGAGTAACCCCTGTTACTAGAGGTACTAGATACTCTTTAGTAGTTTGGAATTTAGGTAACCCATTTAGATAGGAGTAAATATGGAACAAAATTTTTTTGACAAAAATAATTTTAATGTAGTTAAAGAGGCTATCACCTCTGAAATGGCTTTTTTCTTAAATAAATATTTTCATAATAAAAGAAAATGTTTAACCTATTTGCAAGAAACAAAAAACATATCTCATCACGATAATTCATGGGGAACATTTAAGGACACACAAATGCCAGGCACTTATTCTCATTATTCGGATCTGGCTATGGATTCGCTGTTGGAGTGGGTTCAGCCTACAATGCAGAATATTACAGGTTTAAATTTAATACCTTGTTACTCATACGCTAGAATATACAAATATGGAGATACTCTACACCGACATAAAGACAGACCTTCATGTGAGATATCTTGCACAATGAATTTAGGTGGGGACACTTGGCCAATATTTTTAGATCCAACAGGTGAAGTTGGTAAAGAAGGTGTATCTGTAGTTTTAAATCCTGGCGATATGTTAGTTTATAAAGGATCTTTATTAGAGCATTGGAGAGAACCGTTTCAAGGTTACGAATGTTGCCAAGTTTTTTTACATTACAATGATGCTAATGGACCTAATGGTGAACAAAACTTATTTGATGGTAGGCCTTTACTTGGCTTACCTGATTGGTCCTCTAGCAAAACATGAAGGAGTATTTTTTAGACTTAAACACTTTTATGGGAGCTTGGTACATTCCTAAAAACTTGTGTGATTCTTTAATAAATTATTTTGAGTATAATAAAGACTATGCCAAAAAAGGTGCTTGTGGTGGTAAAACTGATGCAATCATAAATAAAAATTATAAAGACTCCTTAGATTTATCCATAGGTAAAGATAATAATGATAACATTATAGGTGCGTATAGAAAAGAATTACAAAAAGTTTTAGATAAATATTTAGATAAATTTCCTGCTAGTAATCAAGTTGCTCCTTTTAGTATTCTTGAAAATTATAATATGCAAAAATATTCAATTGGTGGAGGATTTAAAGAATGGCATACAGAAAATAATGGAGAAAAAAGCACAATAAATAGACACTTAGTTTTTATGACTTATTTAAATGATGTAGAGGATGGTGGCACAGAATTCAAACATCAAGATATTATTACACCTGCTGAAAAAGGGTTGACCTTAATATGGCCATCATGGTGGACACACGTTCATAGGGGGCAGATAAGTAACAAAAAAGAAAAATATATTGTTACAGGATGGTATGGCTTTATCTAAAGACTTAGAAGATTTTATATTTTATAAAAATATCTTTCCAAGAGATATAATAGATGGAATATTAAATGAATATAAAGAAAATATTTTTGATAGAGATTCTCATCATAATAAAATATCAAGACATTTAGGTGAGCTAGACATTAGCGATCGATCATTAATAAATAGCAGAAATAGTTATGTAAGACAAAAATTATTCGTCGAAACAAAAGATCAAGTAGAAGTTTTAATAGAAGAATATAAAAAATACATTTTACCTTATGGTTTACCTATAGTTGAGTGCAGTCCATTTTCTTTAAGACAAATGCATGAAGGAGATTATTACGAAGAACATAATGATGACGGAATAGGCAGTGCCACCGGTCAACATAAAATAACAGTTTCAATTTGTTTAAACGAAAATTATGAGGGAGGTGACTTTACTTTTTTTCAAGAGTCATTGTCTTATACATTAAAAAAGGGAGATGTATTAATGTTTCCCTCCTCTTTTCAATATCCTCATGGTGTTAAAAAAATTACAAAAGGTACTCGTTATCAGTTGGTCTTATGGCTAAGATAATATTCTGCTCTGGTCAGACAGGTGATTGGGGATTTGTTCAAAGTATTAAAGAACAACAGATACCAGAGTTTGAATATTGGTTTTTACACGATAATCATATTGAAGCTACGGGTAATAAAGGTTGGAACTATATAGATACGAGTAATTTTTTAGTGACAAAATCACATCCAAAAAGAAATAGATTTATGAAGATGATGACCTATGAGTTTTTTTCAGATTTTGATTATCTTATTTGGCTAGATTGTAAATTCTATGTTCCAAAAGATTTTTTACAATTTTGTCTAAAACTTATAAAAGAGGAGAAACCCAATTGGTTATTAAGTAAACACTCCTATAGAACAACAATGCAACAAGAAATAGAACATATGAAAAATAAAAGAGATTTTACAGACTCTCAAATAAATGATGCTGTAAAACACATCAACCCTAATTTGTGGCTGTCCATAGATGGTTCTTGGCATATTAGAAAAAATAATAAAAAAAACAAAGAGATAGGTCAAAAGTGGTATGAGCTTACTGACAAGTGTTATCCAGACAATTTAGGCCATGTTAGAGATCAGTTTACTTTTTCGTCTGCAATAGAGGATAAGAATTACTTGAATTTAAAATTTAATCATCATCACCTCTACAAATATGCGATTCATATAAGAGAGAAATTTTATACATCAGACTTATGAAAATAATATTTTATTCAGCACAAACAAGTAATAGAGGATTTATTCCTTCAATTAAAGAACAAAGCATATATGAATTTGATTATTGGTTTGCCCATGATAATCATTTTGAAGCAACAGAAAACAAAGGTTGGAATTATATAAACATAAAACACAGGTACCCTAGTCTTGGTTATTATAAAAAACATCGATTAGTTAAAATGGTTCCAAGACTTTTATTTGATAATTTTGATTATACTGTATGGGTAGATTGTAAGTTTTATCAACACAAAGATTTTTATAAACACTGTTTAAATATCATTAATAATGAGCAACCTGAGTGGATGGCTTGTTATCACAAACAAAAAAGAACTTTAAAACAAGAATTAGATTTTGCGGCTAACAACCGTTATGTCCCACAGAAAGAGTTAGAAATATTAGAGAACAAATTAAGATTTAAATTTTTTAGCACTGATACTTGTTGGTTAATTAGAAAGAACACAGATAAAAATCACGATATAGGGCATCAGTGGTTTAAAGATACAGATAAATATTTTTCTTATACTACCAGAGATCAACTGACCTTTCCTCTATGTGTTGATGAAAAATATCTAAACTTAAATCATTCGATAGAAGAGTTAGAAAAGCACTCTTTTATAAGGCATGTTATGTAAATGTTTAGCTATAAAGAATATGAAAAAATACTTTCAATGTTTGATTTTGTAGATTTTACAGAATTGACAAAGGGTAAAGCAGTATTAAGACATGATGTAGAATATAGTCCTAAAAGAGCTTTAGAAATTGCAAAGATAGATGCAGAGCATGACATAAAAAGTAGCTTCTTTTTTCAAGTTTTAAGCACTTGTTATAATTTATTCTCTGTTGATAACAGAGAAATTGTTTATGAAATATTAAGTATGGGACATAAAATAGGGTTACATGTCTATTGTTCTTTTGTTTCTGATTACAAGTTGAATGATTTAAAAAGTGAAATTGTAAAACAAAAAAACTTAATCGATAATGTTTTTCAAGTTGATAGGTTTTGTTTACATAGACCTAAGGTTTGGATGTTAGAACAAAATGATGATTATATTTGTGGCATGTTAAATGCTTATGGTAGATCCTATTTTAATTATCCTAAACCTACGCAAGTTAAGTATTTTGCAGATAGCAATCATCAATGGAAATATGGTTATCCCTCATATAATAGTAGCAAAATTCAAATAAATATTCATCCTGACTCTTGGTCAAAAAATGGAGAAAGTATAAATAAAAATTTTAATAACCTAGCATTAGAAAATATGGATGTATTTAAAGAAGTCTTAAAAAGAGAGGGTAGACACTTTAGGTGAAAATACTTGTCTTAGGAGGTCATGGATTTATTGGCAGTCATACTTGTAATATTTTAAAAAAACAAGGATATACAATAGGTGTTGTAGATTGTCATCATCAATACTTTACTTTCCCAGATAAAGAATATCAAACTATTTTAAAACAAAGACAAGATCATTGTATGGCAGATAAATTTTACAAAGGTAAAATTGAGGATGCAGAGTTTATGAGTAATACCTTTAATACATTTAAACCAGATGCAGTTATACATTTTGCCACTTACCCAAATGTACACATGGTAAAACGTAATTCTTTTGACGCTACTAATAATATGATAAATGCTACAATTATTATCTTAGACTTATGTGTAAAACATAATGTAGATAAATTCGTTTTTTCAAGTTCATCTATGGCTTACGGACATTTTAAAACTGAAGCTCCAATGGAAGATCATGCAACAGAACCTCGTTCTTTATATGGCACCTATAAATTATGTGGTGAGAGAATGTGTATAACCTGGAATAAAGAACATAATTTAAAATACATAATAATGAGGCCCTCTGCTCTTTATGGAACAAGGGACTTAATAACAAGAGTTATTTCTCAAATGACTTATTCTGCAATCACTAAAAAAAAGATTTTTGTTAGAGGTCCTAATAATAAATTGGATTTTTCTTGGGTTGAAGATGTTGCCGATGCTTTTGCTAGAGTCACTACACAACCTATTTACAATGAAGTTTTTAATTGCACCAGAGGTAAAGGGGTAACAATAATGAAAGCTGCAAAAATAATACAAAATATTTTAGGTGGTGAGATTATTGAAGAAGAACAAGATTTATTAACCTCTAATAGAGATACCTTAAATAGCTGTAAAATTAAAAATATGACAAGATGGGATCCTAAAGTAGATATAGAAGAAGGCATACCTAGGTACATAAATTGGTTTAAGAAAAATTATAATGTTTAAGATATTATTAAGTGGACATAAAGGTTTTATAGGTAGGCACATATACGATCATTTTAAAAGTGACTATCATATAGACACTTTAGGTAGAGGAGATAAGTTACCAAACAAAAATTATGATCTTGTTATTCATTTAGCAGGAAGCTCTGGTGTACGAGAGAGTTGGAAGAAACCATTAAAATACGTTATAGACAACATATTGTTATCTTGTAAAATATTTAAAAAATACAATAGAGTCATATTTGCTAGTACAAGTGCAGTAGTAGAGCCGTGGAGAAATCCTTATGTTTTTAGTAAATATATTGTAGAGAAAATAGCACCAAAAAACTCACTAGCTGTACGATTTACCACTGTCTATGGCCCGTGGTCTAGAAAAAATATGTTTATATCCAAATTAATTGATAATAATTTGCAATATGTTAGTATTGATTGCATAAGGGATTTTATACACGTTTATGATGTAATACAGTTTTTTGAACTTATAATAAAAAGTAAAATGGAAGGAGTTATTAATGTTGGCACAGGTAAATCTATACCTGTAACTAATTTAATAAATTATAAATTACCCACTAAAAAATCGTCCTTCTTAGAAGTAAAAAAAGAAAAAGTTGATATTACAAAATTAAAATCTTTAGGATTTAAACCTGTATTTAAAGTAGAGGAATATGTAAATCGTGTTAGATAATCCAATAGTTTGTTTTGATAATTTTTTTTCGGATAACATGTATAACCACATAGTAGAAGATACTAAAAGTAATTGGGAATTAAGAGGAGATTATATTTACAAAAATTTAGAAGATGATTTTTTTACAAAAGATTGTGTATTACATATGAGTAATAAATTCAATCAAAATATAAGTTTATATAGGGGCTATGCACATGGACATAAGTTTCATAAACATTATATACATCAAGACAATAATGCAACGCACACTGCTATCTTGTTTGTTGCAAAAGAATATGAAGAGGATTGGTTAGGCGGAACTATTGTTTATACTGATACTACTAATTACATACCTTTTGCACCTAATAGACTTTTAATTTTTCATGCTAGTCTTAATCACATAGGCACTAATTTTCAAAACACTGACAATTTTAGAGTTCAATATATATGGAAAATAAATGCCTAAAATAAATTGGAATACATCTTCTACTAATACTTTTCCTGATGACTCATCAGTTTTAGTGCCTGAGAGTTTAACAAGAAAAAGAGTTTTGACCTATATGAAACCACAAGATTTTTTAAAGTTGGCTGAGAAAATAGATTTTAATAGTGCAAGAGCTGAGAAAGCTTTTGAGTTATTTAAAAAAAATACTATAGGACTAAGCGTTCCCTTTTTAGGAGCTAATAAAAATAAAAAAGGACAGATAGAGATTAACTACCACGAAGGTAGACATCGAGTAGAGTATACAAGAAGAATAGATCCTGACACCCCTATACCGGTGTATATTACTCTTGATGAAGAGGCAGGTGACTTACCTAGTGACGCAGATTTTATTAATCAAGAAGGTGAACTTGTTAATGTAAAAATATTTATGAAAGAGAGTATAAAATGTTAACACAAGAAGAATTAAAAAAGAAAGAGTATAAAATATTTTTAGGTATGCCTATGTATGGTGGCATGTTATCAGAAGCCACACTACATGGTCTATTAGAATTACAACAATGGTCTATGGCTTTTAATATTCAATTAAGAATACAAACTATGGGTAATGAAAGTTTAATTACAAGAGCAAGAAACACAATAGTGTCAATGATGATGGATCAAAATGATTTTGTAGCTACACATCTTTTGTTTATTGATGCTGATATAGGGTTTACTTGGAAAAATATTGAAAGACTAATTTGTGCAGAAAAGGACATAGCTTGTGGGATTTATCCAAGAAAACATCTACATTTTGAAAAAGCTGCAAATGTTCTTGCAAATTTTCCAAACGCTACACCTGAGGAGATTGAAGCTAAGATACTTGGTTATAATGTAAATTTTGACAATCCTAAACATCTGATGGGAGAAAATGGTTTTTTTAAAGTTAATGAAGCTGCAACAGGTATGATGTTAGTAAAGAGAAATGTGTTTAGCACCATGTTTAAAAAATATCCAGAAAGAAAATATGACTCTGATCAAATTGTAAACGGAGGGTCCTACAGGTCAGATAATTGTTATGATTTATTTGCTGTTGGTCCATATGAAACTGTTGGACAAAAAAGATATTTATCAGAGGATTATTACTTTTCTAGATTGTGGCAAGAGTGTGGTGGAGAGATATGGGCAGACTTATCTATGCCATTAACACATTTTGGTAACAGAGGCTTCAAGGGTCATGTTGGTGCTTTAGTAGCGAAGATGCCGAATGATAAAAATTAAAGTAAACAACAACGAAATATTAAGAGAGCATAATGTTTTATCTGAAGAGGATAGAGAGCTTATTCTTAAAGACGTTAAATATGAAATAAAAAATAACCTTTGTAATTATGCAGATCCTTATCAGACACATGCAAATCTTTTACAAAGATATCAAGATAAAACTTATTGGAGTAGACTATATTCGACGGCTAGAGCCATGATTGACAACAATTATATTTATTATAAATCATGGGCTAATTTATCAAACGAGCATAACAATTATCAGTTTCATCAACATGAAAACAAAATGACATGTGTATACTATCTTAAGAGCAATTTACCAGAGTATGGCACAAAATTAGAGGGTGATGTAATATTAGAGTCAACACAAAATTCAATGATAGCTTTTGATGGTATGATACTTCACTCTGTAGCAAATATGCCTAAGAATATAGCAAAAGATAATCCAAGATATTCTATTGTTTTCAACTTTAAATTATCGCAATGAAACTTATTGAACTATCAATTTCACAAAAAGATTGTGAAGAAATTACAAACTTTGTTTATCAAGAGAAAAAAAATTGGAAAAAAGATCTTAATAATGTAAAAGCTCTAAGCTCTGGATTTTACCCAGATTATGATTTTATTCACGACATAGGAGATTTTTGTTGTAAAAATGTTCTACCACAGGAAACTAATCATTCTCATTGGCATAAAAGCTGTTGGTGGGTAAATTTATATGAAAAAGGTCATTATACTAATCCGCATCATCATAATCCTGAGGAATACTCAATGATCGTAATAGTAAAACCTGCATTGGAAAAATATTGTCTAAACTTTCATACAGAATTTGCATCTTACAAAATTGAGGAAAGACAAGGACTTTGTTTACTTTTTGAATCATCTCTAAAACATAGTGTTGACCCTGTCAGTAGTGATAGAATTACAATAGCTATGGATTTTAGAAAAAATCAATAGTATATTGATATCATGCCCCTAGTAAATTTTAGACCCGCTCCTGGTATAAATAAGGAAGTTACCGATTACACAGGTCAAGGTAAATGGACTGATGGTGATATGGTGCGTTTTTTTCAAGGATCGGCTCAAAAGATAAAAGGTTGGGAGAAGTTTATAAGCACAACCCTAATTGGTGTAGCTAGAGATGCTCATGCATGGGTTGGATTAGATGGTACGAGATTACTTGCTGTAGGCACAGATAGAAAACTGTACATAGTTGTTGAGGGTTTAGCGTATGACATCACCCCAATAAGAGAAACACAAGCCTTGACTAACCCATTTACCACTAATGCAACTACATTTGTAACAGTCACTGATACCGCACATGGAGCAGCTAAGGGTGACTTTGTAACATTTGACTCTTTTTCAACGATAGATGGACTAGATATGAATAAAGAGTTTGAAATTACATCTATTACAGATAATAATAATTATGTTGTTACTGCCACATCTGCAGCATCTGGCTCAACATCAGGTGGTGGTGGTTCAGGTAACGCAAAATATCAAATACAAATTGGACCAGAAGTATCTACATCAGCATTTGGTTGGGGCACTGATACATGGGGTGCAGGTGGTTGGGGTAGCCCTTCTACATCAACTACTGTTACATTAGAGGCTAGACAATGGTCTTTAGATAATTTTGGAGAAGATTTAATAGCAACAGTTTTAAATGGAGGTGCCTTTAGATGGGACACATCTAGTGGAGTCGCAACAAGAGCTGCAGCTATCACAAACGCACCAACAGCCTCTAGATTAAGTTTAGTGTCGACACCTGATAGGCATTTGTTATTTTTTGGTACAGAAAAAACCATTGGCACAACAAATACACAAGATGATTTATTATTAAGATTTTCCGATCAGGAAGATATAAACACATATCAACCTACCGCAGAAAACACAGCAGGTTCTTTGCGTATAGCTGACGGCTCACGGATCGTGGCAGCAGAGCGTTCAAGAGGTCAAATACTTGTATGGACAGACACCTCATTACATTCTTTACAATTTATTGGTCCACCTTTTACATTTGGACTTAGACAGCTAGGTCAAAACTGTGGAATAGTTGGTATTCATGCAGGTGTAGATATTAATGGTGTAAGCTATTGGATGTCGCAAGACTCATTCTTTCTTTTTGATGGTTCTGTGAAAAAATTACCTTGTACTGTAGAACAATTTATTTTTAATAATTTAAATGTAACAGGTGCAGAAAATGCTTTTGCAGGTCATAATGGTGAGTTTAATGAAATTATGTGGTTTTACCCTCGCACAGGATCTGACATTATTAATGCAATTGTTGCTTATAACTATTTGGAGGGTACATGGTGGACAGGAACATTAGATAGAACTACTTGGTTAGATAGAGAGGTATATGATAATCCTGTAGCTACAGATTATTTACCGACTACAACGGCAAACAATGAAGTTGTATCTGGACTTACTGATGGTGCTACTCAGCTGTTTTTACATGAAACAGGAAATAATGGTGATGGAGAGGCAATTACAGCTTTTGTTAAATCAGGGGTGGTACAAATAGCAGAAGGTAACGATTTTTCTTTTGTGTCTAAATTGATACCTGATATTGAAGATCAAGAAGGCACATTAAATGCTAAATTAGAATTTAAAAATTATCCTAATAATAGCACAAGCGTTACAAAAACAGTTTCTTTTCAAGATAATACAGATTTTGTAAGCCTTCGTGGCAGAGGTAGAGAATTTACAGTAAATGTTGTATCGAATACTACAGGCACAGCTTGGAGATTAGGAACTCAAAGATTTGATATACAGCCTGACGGTAGGAGATAATGGAACCCTTAGAGGAGCTTAAAATTTGGAAACAAAAACCCTTTATTAAATCTAATTATGAGAACATACATATTTTTTATGATGATCAAAAATATGTAAGAATGAAGCCTAAAACACAAATAAGTTTATCACCTGGTTTTTTACATTTAATACTAAAAAAGCCGGGACATTGGGCAAAAGAAAATATAAAGATAGAGGGTGATGTTACACTCTGTAATGAAACACATGATGTAATATATTACACTCTTATTGAATCGTTGATATCAGACGAAGATAATGAGTTTAAATTGTATGTAAAGAACGGAATACAAAAACACCAATGAAACTAGACTTATTTTCTATACCTATATGGATAGGTAATATAGACGCTTCCAGAATTATTGTTGATGACACTGATTTGTCACAAACTTTTAGATCAGAAATAAAAACATCATTTTCTGAACAAAATAATATACCGCAAGATTCTTTAGACTATCTTTATGATGTTATTATAAAATTATTAAACAGATCAATAACCCGACCATATAATATTAAGTTAGGTCACATATGGAATAATTATTATGAATCTGATGATTATCAAGAAATACATACTCATCCTGGCTCAGATGTATCTTTTATTATTTACAAAAAAATTAAAGAGTCCTCGACAATATTTCAAAATCCTAACAGCTCTGTAATTGGTAGTTATTATCATAGTTGTGATACGCTAACAAAACTTGTCGGTAACCTTGATTATCGACCAGAGTGTAGAGAAAATCAAATTGTTGTCTTTCCTAGCTTTTTAGAACACTATGTTAGAAAGACAAGCAATGCGTTGACCGTTTCAGGTAACATGAAAATTACAATAAATGAATGATTATTGACGACAATTTTTTAAGCAAAGAAAACAAAGATTACATAGATCAGGTTATTTTAGGTGATAATTTTCCTTTTTATTTACAATTAGCATTTCCCGGTAAGTACAAAAAAGAACACACTGTTTTAAGTCATTGTGTTTTGCAAAGAAAGGAGGAAAGATTACCTGAAGAGTTATGGTCTAAAAGTGCCCCAACAATTTGGAACTCAGAGCATCATCCACATTTTATTAATATATTAAATAACTTTACCAAAAAACATAACATAGAATACAATGAGATTTTTAGGTGCTCCGTCTACCTTACTTTTAAAAACACTCAAGAGTCTTGTGACATTCATAATGATCACTCTTTTCCTCACAAACAATTAATTATATATTGTAATGATTGTGACATAGATGCAGTAACGACTATATTAGGCGATAAAACTGAGATAATTTCACCCAAAAAATACAGAGGAGTTTGTTTTGATAGTGTGCCTCATTTTTTGACATATCCAAAACAGGACTATAGAATAGTTATAGTCTATACATTTAAATGATATTGTTTTATATTAAATTATGGCAAAATTAACATTAACTAGATTTCCTGATCCTAGACCTGAGTATGATGCTCAACAATCTGCTGAGTTAATAAGATTACTTGAAGAGCTCATATTACAATTAAATACTCAATATACTCAGGACACACAAGAAGAGGCTACAAGAAGGGCTGTATTTTTAAATGGCTGACGTATTTAAAAGATTTATAGCAAACCTAACGACAACTGATTTGACGACTGTATTTACAGTTCCGACTGCAAATGTTGCTGCTTCGCCACCCGTTCCTGTGTCTACCTTCATTGTTAAAACAATCAATACACATAATTATGACGGATCAACTGCAGTCACTGTGAATGTCGACCATAATAATGGTAGTGCTGATTTACAAGTTTTTCAAATTGACGTTTCTGCATCTAACACCAACACGATAAACAGTAGCATGGTATATCAATCAGGTGACTCTCTAAAAGTACAGGCCAATGCCGCATCAAGGGCGATGATAGAAGTTTCTGTATTAGAGATAAAACAGCAACAATAACCTATTGATTTCTTAGTTATTCGCCTATAAAATTATAATATGGCTAAAATTGTAGACGAAGCAAAACTTTTAAGGTATGACATGCTCGATGGCAAGAAAATACCTGTATATAGTGCAAAAGTAGAAACAACTGTAACTAATACAAAGACAGGACATGAGTATTCTTCGCATGAAGAGTGTCAAGCTGATATAGATAATCCAGAAACAGACACTACAGAGGCAGACATCAGAAGAGATGTTCATGTGATTGCACCACAAGTTTTTGCAGGTGCCACAACATTAGAAGAATAAAAAGGAGAATCAATGTCGGTTAAGTGGTTTGAAATACCAGGGTATTTCAATTATGTAGAGCAATATGAAATGATTGCTCATTATCTACCAGAAGGTAGTAAATTCGTAGAGTTAGGATGTCTTTTAGGTAAAAGCACGAATTTTTTAGCATCACGTCTTAAAGAATATAATAAAAAATTAGAGTTTCATGTGGTTGATACCTTCATGGGGACACCAGGTGAACATGATCATTTGACTGATTTTTACGATAAATTTTATGAAAACTGTAAAGAGTTAATAGATGAAGGCTACATCACAAAAGTTCATAAGGGCAGAACTGATGAAGTTTATAAGTTATTTGAAGATAATTATTTTGACGCAATAATGATAGATGCAGACCATAAATATGAAGCAGTGATAAATGATGTTGAGTGTTGGATGCCCAAAATGAAAAAGACAGGCGTAGTTTTTGGAGATGATTGGTTATTAGAGTCAGTACATAAGGGTGCTAAAGAAGGTTTAAATAGATTTTATAATAGAAAACCTGTGAATTTATCTGTAGTGCAAGGGTTTGTGCAAACGTGGATTCATACCTTAGATGAGGATAATAAAGAAGAACATAATAAATGGTTAACTAAGATCCCGTAATTTTTTTCCCTTTTCTTAAAACTTCTCTTGATAGTTGCCATGACTTAGGAATTACTGTAATTCTGCCACCATACTCTCCACATTCATCAGCAAAAAGTACAATTTTTTGTTTGTCAGAAATATATTCATAGCCAATGCTAGTGCATTGTGCGAGTTTTGCTTTTTGATTAATCTCTTTCCATTCAAACCAACCAGATCCTAACGCATCGTAAGCATCAACCCATTTTATCTCAACAAGATCACATTCTTGTACAGTAACTTTTGTTGGTATAAATCTCATGTTGTATATTTTACCTTTTTCTCGTATAAATATACATAAGTATTAAAAGGCGAAAAATATGGCATTTGAATTCAGAGATATTTTACCCGCAGTAGGAGCAGTTATAGGATTTGGTTTTGGCGGACCAGGTGGTGCGGCTCTCGGTTCAGGAATAGGATCTTTAGCTAGAGGCGATGAAGCAGACGATGCACTTAGAAATGCAGCTTTGGGATATGCAGGTGGTAAAGGTTTACAGTTTATAGGCGGACCAGGCACAGCGGGTGAAACATTTTTAAGTAAGTTACCAGGGGGTAATTTTTTACAAGGTGGTATGGATAAAGACATCTTCAGCACTGCCTTGACTAAAGGGCAGGAATTCTTCGGAATGGATGCCGAGTCACAATTTGCAAAAAAAGTAGAAAAATATAATAAAATGAAAGACATAATTAATGCCAATGATAACTTAGATCAAGCTGCTAAAGATAGTTATTTATCAAAATTAGTTGATGATTTTGGTTCTGGAGCTGAAGCAGAGGAGAGCTTGTTTAGTTTTAGAAATATTTTAGGTTTAGGTTTATTTTCAAAAGTTTTTGGAGATGCATTAAAAAGGGATGAAGGTGGTACAGATATGAGTCAATTTATGGTCACAACAGATACGCCACTAAGAGGGTTTGAAAAAGAAACGCCAATTAAGAATGTTAGAGATTTTTCCGTAAATGTTGCACAAGGTGGATTAATGTCACTAGCAAAAGGTGGTTTTCCTAGAAGGCAAGGTAAAATAGAAGGACCTGGAACTGAAACTTCAGATGACATCCCTGCAATGTTAAGTGATGGGGAATTTGTAGTTAATGCAAGAACGGTTAGAGGCATTGGTGAATCTATGGGTGGATCTGGAAAGATGGATGCTAGAGAAAAAGGTGCAGACTTTTTATACGGTATGCAAGAAAGATTTGGAGGTAAAGCATAATGGTACAAGCTAATCAAGTATCTATGGTCTTACCCCCAGAGTATATTCAACAAAGAACACAAGAATTATTAAATACTTATTTTGGTGTAGGACAGCCAGGTGATACTGATTTCGTTGAGGGTATTATCACTCAACCTAGAGCCGTTCCTGCTCAAGAAGCGGTAGCACTTTCTGCCCCTCAACAACAATTAATACAGGCGGCCAACACTGCTGCCACAGCAATAACACCACAAACATTGGGCATCGGATCATTTGATCCTTTTTTACAAACAGCTCTACAACAAACTGCTGCAGGTCAACAAACATTACAAGATGCTACCGGTATCTTTAATCCTAATGATCCTAACGCAGGGATAGCAGCGTTCATGTCACCCTTTCAACAGAATGTGACTGCAGAAGCACTAAAAGAAATAGACAGACAAGGTGCAATCGCACAAAATCAAGCCGCAGCAAGTGCTATAAGATCTGGTGCTTTTGGTGGTGGTAGAGAAGGTGTGCAAAGAGCGGAACTAGATAGAAACATACAAGATATAAAATCAAAAAGAATAGCTGAAGATTTACAAACAAATTTTCTACAAGCATTAGCCACGGCACAAGCTGCTCAAGAGGGTCAAAGACAAAGGCAATTGTATGCAGGTGGACAAATGGGATCTATGGGACAAAGAACTGCCGCTCTAGGATTATCAGGACAACAAGCTAGAGGTAGAGATATATCTTTGTTAAGTGGTATTGGAGCTGTTGATGTAACACAAAGACAAGCTGAGCAAGAGGCTTTAAGACAAAATATTATAGCACAGCAAGAAGAACCATTTTCAAGATTAGCTTTTGGGCAAAATTTATTAGCAGGTTTACCAACAGGCACTACAACCTTAGCTCAGGTACAACAACCAAACCCTTATCTAACTGCATTACAAACAGGAATACTTGGTCTAGGTGTTTTATCTGGTCAAGGCGGTGGTAATTTAGGCAGTTTTTTAACGGGGGTTTAGGTGTCACAATTAGATATATTTAAAAGAAGTATGTTCGGAGGTCTAAAGCCTGACGAATATAAAGAATTACAAGATTATTATAAAAGTTTTGGAGGCATTGAGCCATTATCTGTAAATAAAAATATTACCACAGAGGATGTGTTAAGAGCAACAGGACCTTTAAGTCAGCCTGTCGGACCAGGTATGACAAACACAGTAGCACAATTTAATCAATTTTTAGGAAGTATCTTAGGTGCAAAATCTCAAAGAGTAGCTGATGAAAAAGAGGCATTAGAGGCTCAAGATTTACAGGTGCGTTCGGCAGTCGATGCTGTATTAAACAAAGATAAAGAAAGAAAAATAATACAAGGCGCAGATGGGTTTCAATATTACGAAGATACTAAAGAAAGAGTTTTACCAAACGTAGTAAAACCAACAGATCCTCAAACAATAAAGCTAACAGGCGGTGTCGAAATGACCAAAGAGGATTTTGATGCGTTAAGTCAAGATGAAAAAAATATATTATTAGGTTTAGATGAGAATAAAGGCCAAGTGTTTAATCAATTAATAGAAACTGAAGATGGACCTAGGGTTTTATTTACTGAAAATGGTGAATTAAAAGTTAAGGAGTTTGAAAATTTACCCGATTTACTTGATGATGACGCAGACAAAACACTTACAGGTAAAAACTATTTAATAGCAAGACAAGCAGAGCTAAAATTTAAACAACAACAGGGAACCATAACGGATGAAGAGGAATTTGAGCTTGAGGGTATAACTAAAGAACTAGCGAAAAAGCCTTTTGAAACAACAGAAGAGAAGGAATGGGGAGAGACTAAAAATGAATTAGTAACGGGACAACCAGACGCAAGAGAACTCTTATTTAAAGTACAAAATGCTGTTAATATCATAAACCAAGAGGAGTTTAGATCAGGTGTTTTAACACCAGGAGTTACTTTTTTACAAGAGGTTTTGTCACCTTTTGGTATAGATTTAAAATTTTTAACAGACTTTGTGGGATTTGAAGTGTTAAATCCTGTGGCTGACTCTGCAACAATAAAAGCTTTAGGAAATGCGTTTGGTATATCTTTATCTGAGGGTTTAAGTGGCAATATCAGTAATTTAGAGCTTTTAACATTGTTGCAATCAACAATTAATTTAGGCTCACCTAAAGACTTTAATAAAAATTTTGGAGACGGGCTTTTATATTTAGCAAAAAAAGGTTTATATCAAACTCAAGCAGCTGCAGAATCAAACACTGCAGCTGAGTGGGCTGAAAAAATGAATCAATATGTGAAGGATAATCCTCCACCTTTAGCTATGCAGGACTTTTATAAATATAATGAATTAGGCGATTTAAACATAAACTTAAAACTAAATTTGCCAGATAAAGAAAATTAATAATGGTCACCGCAATAGAAAGAATACAAGAAGAACAAATAAGTGATGCTGCATCTTTAGGAAATTTAAGGTTAGACTCAAAAGGTTTAGGAGAGTTTGATGTAGCAAAAGTAAATCCTGTCAATCCAGAATTTAATATAGCACAAATAAATAAGGAGAAAGAGCCAATTATTAATGACCAAAATATAAAATTTTATTTACCTAAGGATGAAGAGCTACGACAAAAAATATTAGACGCAAGAGAAGATATACGAACCATTTTAAATGAAATGACCAAAGAAGAATTTTCTGATGCAGAAAAAAGTCAATATATAGATTTTTATTTACAACAAAATAATTTAACAAGAGATCAAGTAGCAGGAAAATATCCAAAACCAGAAACAGATTTTATTATGGCTTTATCTCAAGGAGCTAACAATCGACTATTAAATTTATTAGATCAAGTAGTAGATTTAAATTATATGATATCCCCTGCGGGTTCCTTAGAATCGGTAGTAGAAAAATTCAATCCAGATGTAGATTTTGTCCCAAGCAGTCAAAAGCAAAAAGATAAACTTTATGAAATTTTTGAGTTTTTAAATTTTATAGATCCAACTTTTACCTCTGATACATTTGAAGAAAGAGTTGCTGAAAATATGGGAAAGTTCATCATAGACACCATACCTATTAGTGGTGCCTTAACAAAAGTAAATGCGGCTAATAAAATTCAAATTAAAGATCCTGAAACATTAAAAGGTGTTTTTTCAAGAGCTAAAAATAATTTATCAATGATGTATAATCAAATTATTGACATTTACGATAATGCTAAAAAAACAGGCAATTTAGGAAAAGTTGTAGCTGATGATATTTTAGCTGTTATGGGTTTTTCCGCAGGTACGGACTATGGCCAAAAATTAGCAGATGAAGGGTTTAAAGGGGGTATACTAGGCACTCCTTTAGGTTTACTTACAGAAACTTTTGCACCTTTTGTTGGAGCAGGGACATTTATAGCAGGTAAAACATATTTATATGATGCACCAATAGCTATGTATAATTCTGCAAAAAATTTTATTAGAAATTATAGAAAATTTAATAAGGATCAAATAGATCAATTTGCAAAAGAAAAATCTGATGAATATTTATTAAATAATCCTGAAGATATAGACGGAGCTGCTAGGGTCTATGCTAATGCACTAGATAATCCTGAAGGTCAAAACATTGCCGCAAATTTAGTAAAATTTTATAAATTAAGACATGATAATAAAAAAAATGCAGAGATTTCACAAAGTATCAAACAACAAATTAATAAAGATGAAATTAAAAATAGAGAAGATGCATTAGAATTAGAGGATAGACTTAATAAGTTTGTAGTGCAGGTCGTAGAGAAAGGTGATGATGGTCAAGATGTTATTGTACAAAAAATTGTAAATTTAAGAGAGGGAGAGGGACCTGCTTTAGATTTTACACTAGCACAAGGTACGAAGAGTGTGCCCTTAATAGAGTCACAAAAGAAAATAGAAACTGATGTGATGAATTCAGGTTTTACTTTAAACTTAGTAGGTCAAAATCAAAAAGGTAGAGTAGGCGATGTTATTAAAGAAAAATCTTTATCTAATTATAAAATAGTAAATGATGCAGTGCAAAGAGAGTTTCCTGATAAACAATTTGTTTATACAACGGTGCAAAATGAAGATGGCACACAACAAATTGTAGCGGTAGAACAAAAAGTAGGAAACTTTTATTCTTACTTTAATACAAATAATAGAGCAGGTGGTGTAGTAGATCAGCAAATGGATGATCAATTAGCTGCACAAACCGATATTTTAACACCCGGATCCACTATAAAAGCAACAACACCAACTGATGTGGTAGAGGGTGGAGCTGCCATAAGATCTACCTATGAGGCACAAAAACAAGCTCAACAGAATTTATATAATAGTAAATTATTAGAATTAGTAGATGATTCTTTTGGAGGTAATAAATTAGATGTGTCTGATTTTAAAGACACTGTTATAACTAAAATAAAACCTGAGGATTTTGATAGACCTGAAGATATACCACAAGCATTTTATCAGATAAGAGATTTAGGTAATGATTTTTTACCGATAATTAATAAGTACACACGAAGATTAGAGGCTGCATATAATAAATATTTAAACAGTCCTACGGAAGGAGAATATAAAATATACTTAGAGGAAGTCCAAAAAATAGAAAAAGGTTTGAAAAATGAATTAGATGGTATGAATTCAAAGCTACAAAAAGCGTTTGAGTCTGGTGATAAACCTATTGCTCCTGTTTATGAAATGGGAGATATATCTTTTTCATATCCAAAAAATATAAAGTTTGATGACAAAGGTAAGGTAATCGGTGGCATAAATGAACCAGGCAAATTTTATATGGGTAGAGATTTACAGGCGGGAGATACGATAGGTATAGGTGTCCCTGCTGAACAAGTGAGTGTATCAATATCGGATCCTACAATGGAGATAGGAATTAAATCATTAATAAATTTAAAACAATCAGTGCAAAGAGATCTTAATGTTGCATTAAGAAACCCTAGTGAAAATTCAGAATTAATTATTAGACAAAAAACTATATTAGATGAAATTGATAAAGTTATAACTGACAACTTAGGTGGTATAAAAGCGTATGATGATTGGCTTACAGAGAAAAATTTAAATTATACTAATATTTATGAAAAAGGACAAATTTTAAAAATTACCACTCAGGATGGTACAGGACAATATGTTATTCCAGATGAGGCTGTTGGTAAAGCTTTTTTAACAAATCCAAAATCTATAGATGAATTTTTTGGCACTTTAGGTGATGATCCTGGTGCTGTTTTAGGATTAGAAGCGGCCTTTTATGATGATTTATTTAAAAAGGTTTTAAATAGTGATGGATTAATTGATATTACTAAGTTAAAAAATTACCGCAAAAATAATTCTGAAATTATTGCAGCATTAGATGAGTACATTCCAATTTCTGAATCTTTAGATAGTCAAATTAAATTAGGCGTGACAGCGGCAAACAGACTTAAAATTATAAACGATAGAAAAAAATTTGCTGACTTTATTGAACTAGATAATTTTTTAAAAGACGGTGGATTTGGCACAAAATTAACATTTAAAAACCCTGATGACATGATTAAACAGGCTTTAAAAGACCCTGAAATTATGACAGATATCGTAAAAACACTAAGTAATATCAAAGGTGAAAACCAAGATGTATTATTAGCTGCTTTCAAAAATAAAGTTTTTGAAAAGTTTATTAAATCTAATGTAAAGCCAGAGCAATTAGCAGGGGCAAAAGCGCAAGTGCCACAAGATGATGCGATGACATCATTTTTAACTAAAAATGAAGAGTCTATAAAAGCTTTTTACAATGCACTAGATGATCCTAATGGTTATCAAAGATTGTTAGACATTACAGAGGCTTACTATAGATTAAATCTAACAGGCTATCCCAAAAAAAATCCTGATTTATTACCTAATACAGTAGAACAAGTTTTTGGTACAGGCATACCACAAATTTTATCTCGTGTTTTTGCGGTGCAGTCCGGTAGAACCTCCTCTAGATTTGTTTCTGCAGAATTAGCTATGAGATTTATGCAAAAACTCAGCACCTCTGCTAGAGAAAAAGTTATTGCTGCTGCATTGTATGATAAAAATAATGCTGATGCTTTATTAAAAATGTTAAATGGTGAGAAAATGACATTAAAAGAATTAAATAATTTAAAAGGCGCGTTTGGTAAAGCTTTAGGGTTTATGGGAACCACAGTCGAAGATGAGATTGGTGAGATTGATAAACCAAAAATACCTTTTGGCTTTGATGCCTTTGATGCGGAAGGTAACCCTGTAAAATCAGACGCTAGAATAAAAAGAGAAGAAGCTAACCCTAAAATACCTCAAACCACTACCCCTTTGAATATAGCTAGTCCTTCATCAGCTAGTACACTCTCTAATATTAATATGGCAAGGATGACTCAAAACACTATTCCTAATACTTTAGCCAGAGGTCAAGCTATCTTTGGTCAAGATGATCCTATCTTTGGCGGAATTGCTGCAGTTTAAACTATCCAACTTTTTAATTCTTCACCCAATACTTCACTAGATATATTTATTTTTTTTCTTAATGATTTTATAATTTTTTCATCTACAGTTTTAGGCGTTAATAAATCTATGTATGTCACTTTTTTTGTTTGACCTATACGATGTACTCTTTCTTCTGATTGTATTCTAATTTCTAAATCATACGAATTACTAAAATAAACAACTGTATGAGATATGGTTAAGGTTAATCCATATCCTGCTGTTCTAGGATTGGCTATGATATATCGTAACTCGCTACTTGGATCTTGGAACTCAGTGACAATGTCTTGTCTATCTTGGTCTTTTGTATCACCAAAGAAAGCTTTTATACTTTTATATCCATATTTTTCTCTAATTGTTTTTAAAATTTTTTTTATATCGAATCTATAATTAGCCCAAATAACTACCTTTTGATCCCCTGCTTCTTGTAAAACATCTAGTAATGTTTGATACCTATTGTTTTCTATAGATATGGCCTCACCTTGTGCGTTTAAAATAAAACCACAAACTATTTGATGTAGTTTTGTAATCTGTGATAAGACTGTGGTGACATTGATTATATCATTATCAATTATTGCCATCGCTTCACGCTTCATGTCAATGTAAGCTTTTTCCTGTTCTTTTGTTAACTCTACAATCCTGGGTGTATAAACTTTGTCTGGTAAATCTAAACAGTCTTTTTTTAAAACTCTTGACGAAAAATTTTCTAATTTTTTATTTAGTTCATCTAAATTTTTATAATCTACTACTTCTTGAAAACTATGTGATGATGTAGTTCTTTGTACTAAAATTGCATACCTAGATCTAAATGCAAAATAACTTTCAAAACCTAATAAACTAGGATCTAAAAAATAGCATTGTGTAAATAAATCTAATGGAGATTTAGTGACGGGCAGTCCTGATAATATTCTTCTTTGTTTAGTAAACTTTCTTAATGTTAAAATATTCTTTGTTTGTAGAGCTTGTGGATTTTTTATTACAGTAGATTCATCTATGGCAAAATAACAATTGTTATAATCTAAAACTTTTTTGGTAAAGTCCAACCCTTTCCTGGTTCTAAATGCTTCTACATTTATTACAAAAAATTTTAACTTATTATTTTTTTCAAAAAGTTTTTTTTGTTCTTTTTTATTTTTTGCTGTAGGGGCTGATGACCAAGTCACAATTTGTTTTTCTATATAATCGGGTACATGTTTAAGTAATTCTAGTTGTGACCAATTTCGATATACACCTTTAGGAGCTACAACGATTGCACAATTAATTTTATTATTTAAATAAGATATGCATATATCATCAATACACACTTTTGATTTACCCGTGCCCATTTCCATAAAAAAGGCATAACTATCTGTCAAAATAGCCTTATTTATGGCGTTTTTTTGGTGGTCATAGGGTTGAGTTTTGTATTCATACTCTTTTCCACTTGATAATTTCATTTTATCCCACTATATTGTAATTAAAGGAGATTTCAATATGGAAGATAATTTAATTCATCAATTAGAAAATGATTTACAAGATTTTGAGGCTGACAAATCTGATCTAGAAAGTCTATCTCGTGCTTGTAAAGATTTTATAAAATGGTCAGGTATAATACAAACTAAAGAAGCAGAACTTAAAGACATAAAAGATAAAGTAAGAAAAATGTCTGAAGAAATCATACCTGAAGCTATGCAACAAATGAATTTACAGCAGCTTAAATTAGATAATGGAGTTAAGATATCCATTGTTGATAATGTCTATGCACATATTTCAGAGGCAAAAAAACCAGAGGCTTACGATTGGTTTAGAGGTAATGGACTTGGGTCCATAATTAAAAGCGAAGTTGGTGTGCAGTTTGACAAAACACAAGACTCGGATGCAGTAGCTCTTAAAGAAAGATTAATTAGTGAAGGTTTACCTGTCACTCATAAAGAATCAATACATCCTAGCACTCTGAAAAGCACTATTAAAGAATTAGTACAAAAAGGTATCGATGTCCCAGACGATACTTTTAATATTTTCATTGGGAAAAAAACTAAAATACAAATATAGGAGGTAATATGGCAAAAGCTAAACCAAAGAAAAAAGCAGTAGCGACTGCAAATAAAAAAGATGTTGCAACAATAAATATTGGCAACTTTTTAGAAGAACACGCAGGTGACGGATCACAAAACGTAGGAACGAATGATTTAGAAGTCCCTAGATTAAAATTGTTTCATGGTAATGCAGAAGATGCACCAGAGGATATTAGAAAAGCAGATATCTATAATAGCATCACAAAGCAGGTATGGGCTAAGGATGTGGGAGTAAGAGTTATACCTTGTGCTTATGTTAAACAATTTACACATTGGAAGGGTATAGAGGCAGGTGGCGGCTTTCTCGGATCGTATGATGCCACATCAGATATTCTTACTAAAACTAAAAAAGTAGAATCTAAAGATATGTTAGTTGAGGGTGGAGAGATGACAGATGAATACATTAGGACTGACGGAAACTTTTTTGTTCTTTATGAAGAGTCTGAAAATATTTGGAAACCTGCACAGCTATCTTTGTACTCTACTAATTTTAAAAAAGCTAAATTGTGGAATACGATGATTAAGTCACAAGTATTGCAAGGTAGTAAAGGACCATTTAATCCACCATCTTATGCATTTATTTATACTATTAAAGGTATGCTTAAGAAAAAAGATGCTATGGCATGGGGGTTATGGGAAATAACATTAGATCAGCAAGTGGCAGATGCAAAGACTTTGCAAGACGCAAAAATGTTTTCTCAATCAGTAACTAAAGGTGAAATTACTGTCAAACCTGAAGCAGAAGAGACACAAGAAACAACTGCAACAGATGACAGTGATATGATATAAAAATTTTAGGGGGCGGGTTTTTCCTCTTTTCTCTCCTTTCTACCGCCCCCTGTTTCTATGTTAGATAAGTTTAAAAGAATATTTGAAGGACAAAACCGTGCTCACGGTATTTTTATTTCATCAGGGGAGGTATCTGATAAAAATAAAATAAAAGGTAGCGGTAAGGTTATACAAGAATCAATAACAGATTCTTTATGGAAGAAACATTTAGACGGTGAGGGTGCATCTTTAGGTGTAATCCCTATTAATGATGATAGTCAATGTAAGTGGGGTTGTATTGATGTAGATACCTATCCCTTAGATCACAAAAAAATAGCAAAGGATATTAAAAACAAAAAGATACCATTAGTAGTATTTCGTAGTAAATCTGGTGGTGCACATTTATTTTTATTTGTAGAAAAGTTTATACCTGCAGTAGCGATGAGAAAAAAATTACAAGAGTTTGCATCTAACCTAGGTTATGCTTCTTGTGAGATATTTCCAAAACAAATAGAGATTAAAGTTGATCGGGGTGACACAGGTAATTTTTTAAATCTGCCTTATTTTGCAGGGGAAAATTCTACTAGATATGCTTACGATAATGACGGACTGCCTTTGACACTTAAAGATTTTTTAGATTACTATGATGAGGTAGTCGTTAAGGTTGAAGATTTTAAAAAATTAAAAGCAAAAATAAAACAAAAAGAAAATGAAGAAATATCGGATGGACCACCTTGTCTGCAAACCATGATGAGTTTAGGTATTCCAGAGGGTGGTCGTGATGAGGCTCTGTATCAATACACCGTCTACGCTAAAAGAAAATGGTCAGATGAGAATGAATGGGCTTTGAAAGTAGATGAGTTTAATAGAGATTATATGCGCCCACCTTTAAGTTCAGCACAGGTTATGAAAACAATAAATCAGCATAAAAAGCAAGATTATCAGTATAAATGTAAGGTCCCTCCTATGTGTAATCATTGTAATTCTACAGAGTGTAGTATTAGAAAATTTGGAATTGGTGAAGATTATGCTTCACAACTATCTGATCTCCGTAAGTTTCAGTCTGATCAATCAATATGGTTTATGAATATTGATGGTAAACCCATAGAATTAAACACAGATGAATTATACTCACAAAGTTTATTTTTAAAAAGATGTATTGATGAGATAAACATTATACCTTTTCCAGAGCCTATGCCTCAAAAGAAGTGGATTAGACTGCTAAATGAGTTGTTATCGAAGGTCCAGGTAATAGAGATGCCACGAGAGATAACAAAGGCAGGTCGATTTGATTCTTTATTAAACGCTTTTTTAGATGAAACACCAACAGCAGATAATCGTGAGCAAATAAAATTAGGTAATGTTCTTTACGAAAAAGATGAAAAGACAGGGGTAATGAAAGCCTATTTTAAAATGGAGTTTTTAATTAATTTTTTAGAAGAGAAGAAAAAGTTTAAAGGTATGACTACAACAGAGATGGCTGCACATATAAGATTAAAAAGAAGAGGTGGAGATCATCGTTTATCTATTAACAATAAAACAGAGTTTGTGTGGACAGTGCCACATGAGAGGTCACACGAAACAAGCTTCTCGGTTCCAGATATGGATGACGGATCGGATGCCTTATTATGAACAGTAGTCCTGCACGAGCACTAAAAGGTAATGTCAGTCATCAAACAGCTATTTTATATTTGGCAGAGCATGGTTATATCGTATTCGATAATGTTTATAAAAACGGTCCCGTAGATTTAATTGCTATGAAAGATAAAGAAATAATTTTGTTTGATGTAAAATCTGTTCAGAAATATAGTGAAGATGTCAAGATTAATAAATTAAAAGGTAAAATGATTTATAGACCTAAATCTGATATACAAAAAGAATTAGGAGTCAAATTTATTTATGTCGATGAAAAAGGTGTGTGTAAAATAATATGAGAAAAATAATATTTGGACCACCTGGCACAGGCAAAACTACAAGATTATTAAACATTGTGGAGCAAGAGCTGAGGATAGGTGTACCGCCAGATCGTATTGCTTATCTTGCGTTTACTCGCAAAGCTGCACAAGAGGCAGTGCAAAGAGCCTGTACTAAATTTAAATTAGATAAAAAAGATTTACCTTGGTTTCGAACTATTCATTCATTTGTTTTTAAATCTATGAATTATTCTCAGGATGAAATTATGAAACCAAAGCATTATGCCGAGTTATCGGACATCATAAAAGTTCCCCTAGTAAGTGTCACATCAGCTGACGAAGTTGGTGTGTCTATCCATAATAATGAACATCTCCACATTTATGACCTATCACGAGCTAGGGGAACCACTTTAAAACAAGAGTATAAAAGATATGGTCAGATAGATGGGGGTTTTGAAAAGACTAATTATATTACTAAATCATTAATAAAATATAAAAATACTATGCATGTCAGGGATTATACTGACTTGTTAGAAGATTATTGTAATCAAGGTGCCGTTCCAAACTTAGAAGTAGTCATTGTAGACGAGGCACAAGACATGTCTTATTTACAATGGCAAGTTGTAGATAAGATTATGAAACACGCAGCACGAGTCTACCTAGCAGGAGATGACGACCAGGCTATCTTTGATTGGGCGGGTGCTGATCCTGGTAGATTAATTAATGCCAAAAATTGGGAAATAGAAGTATTACAACAATCCTATCGCATACCAAAAACTTCACATGACATCGCAGACAGGTTGATAACAAGAATAAAACATAGGCAACCTAAGTCATGGAGGCCTCGAGATTACAAGGGTTTCTCTCGTAGTTACGCTTATAGATTATCAAGCGATAGTTTTAACAAAGGACAGTGGATGATTTTAGCTAGAACTAATTATTTATTAGACCAGATAGAACATGATCTTAAACAGTATGGTCACTATTATTCAAGAGGTAATCAACCTTCTATATCAAACAAATTATCTAACGCAGTATCATCCTGGAATAAACTTAGACGCAAACAAGAAATATCTATCGATGATGTTAAATCTATTTATTATTACATGACAGTAGGACAGGGTGTGAAGAGAGGGTTTAAAGGTATGAACTTTCAAACAGTGCCAGGACAAACATTCTCTTACAGAGAGCTGCGAGAAAATTATGGTTTATTAATTTCAAACAATTGGCCCTGGCAAAGTGCTTTAGATAAGGTTCCTAGTTCTAGATCTATTTACTTACAATCGATCATGTTAAGAAATAAAAAAGAATTAAGTCAAGAGCCAAGAATAAAACTATCTACCATACATGGTGCTAAGGGTGGTGAGGCAGATCATGTTATGTTATTGACAGATCTTTCTCGTAAAGCAGATGATAGTTTTTTACGCAATCGTGATAGTGAGCGTAGAGTTTTTTATGTCGGTGCTACCCGTGCAAAAAAATCTTTACACATTATTAGAAGTAATAGTTCCAGAGAATTTACGGAGATCTTTCAATGAGAATATTATTAGAACAAAATAAAATACTATTTAGTATGACAAAAGAAGAAACACAAAAAATACAAGACAATCATCACAATCCTATTGAGATAACAAAAGGACAACTTATGGTTTTACATGAAGATGTATCAAAAGCCATTATGGAAGAGTGGAGAAAAGGTGTATGGAAGAAAAGCCAAAGCCATTCGTAGTTCCGCCTGAGTGGGTGCCACCGCAACAAGTGCCTAACCTGGCTGACGCTAAAATGGTTTGCATTGATGTAGAAACCTGTGATCCTCATATCAAAACTTTGGGTCCAGGCTATTGTCGTCAAGACGGATTCATTGCAGGTATCGCGTTAGCCGTAGACGGTTGGAAAGGTTACTTTCCTATAAGACATGAAGGTGGTGGTAATTTTGATTTAGAAATAATCCGTGGTCCCTTACAAAAGATTCTGGGTTCTGATACACCAAAGTTGTTTCATAATTCATCTTACGATATTGGTTGGTTAGAGGCTGAGGGTTTTACAATTGGAGGCAGGGTTCACGATACAATGATCATGGCTCCTTTAATTGATGAGAACAGACGGTGGTATAATCTTAATTCACTTGGCTACGATTATTGTGGTGAAACAAAAAGTGAAGCGGCTCTACAAGAAGCTGCGGCTGAGTTTGGTGTCGATGCTAAATCAGAGATGTATAAACTACCTCCAATGTATGTGGGTAATTACGCAGAACAAGATACAGCTTTAACTTTAAAGTTATATGACCGGTTAAAACATGAAATAGAAAAAGAAGAGTGTGGACATATATTAGAATTAGAAACTGATTTAATACCCATGACTTATGCTATGAAGAAGAAGGGTGTTTGTATAGACGAGAACAATTTAGAGAAGCTCGAAACACGGCTCTTGTCTGAAGAGAAAAAAATATTAAAGCAGATAAAAAATATTTCTGGAGTAGCAGTTGAGATTTGGGCTGCTGCTTCTGTGGCTAAAGCTTTTGATGCCTTAAATATACCTTATCTTCGTACCCCTAAAAGTAATGCGCCTAGCTTTGCTAAAAATTTTTTATCGACACATACACATGAGCTACCACAATTAGTAGTGAAGTGTAGAGAAATAAACAAGGCCCGTACTACATTTATAGAAACCATTAAGAAACATGTTTATAAAGGCAAGATCCACGCTGAGATAAATCAATTAAGATCAGAGAGTGGAGGCACAGTATCTGGGCGTATGAGTTATAGTAATCCGAACTTACAACAAATGCCAAGTCGTAATAAGTATATTGCTGATATGATTAAGAATATTTTTATACCTGAGGAAGGTAAGAAGTGGCATGTCTTTGATTACTCGCAACAAGAACCACGGATCTTGGTGCACTATGCTTTAAGTTCTAAAGGTGGTTTATCTGGTAGTGAAAAGGTTATGGAACAATACGATAGTGGTGAAGATGTAGATTTTCATCAAATGGTTGCTGACATGGCTAATATATCAAGAGATGAGGCTAAGAGTATAAACTTAGGGATTATGTACGGCATGGGTAAAGGTAAGATGGCAACAGAGTTAGGGCTCGAGGTTCACGATGCAGAGATAATATTAAATAAATATCATAAGACTGTGCCTTTTATTAAGGAGTTGCAAGAAATAGCTAGTAGAACTGCGAGTAAACATGGACACATAAGAACTTTATTAGGGAGAAAGTGTCGCTTTACTTTATGGGAACCTAATCGTTGGGGTATCTCGACACCACTGCCAAGAGATAGAGCAGAGGTAGAATATGGTGGAGATATAAGAAGAGCCTTTACTTTCAAGGCTTTAAACAGATTAATTCAGGGTAGCGCAGCAGATCAAACTAAAAAAGCAATGTTAGATTTATACAACGAGGGTTTTGTGCCAGAGATACAAATACATGATGAGTTAGACATTAGCCTTGAAAAGTCCCAAGAAGTTGATAAAGTCAAGGAAATTATGGAAAATTGTGTGGAGAAACTAAAAGTACCGAGTGTTGTTAATGAGAGAAGAGGGAGGACATGGGGTGAAGCAGGTAAATAATAAAAATGGCTTATGTAATGATTATGGTTATATGCATCGCAAACGATTATTTACCGCATGATGAATTATGCAGAATCGTCACCTTTGATAAGCCTTATTTAGAAATGGATCAATGTTTAGCAGAAGGTAAGTTTATGGTCGATAAATTAGCAGATCAAGGATATTACCCCTCTGTATATTGTGGCAGAACCTCAATAGAAATGTTTAATAGAAAGGATGTTTAAATGACTGATGTTAGTAAATACAAATCATTAGCTACAGATTTAGAAGATTATAAAATTATAGCTGAGATAAGAGAGGCTACCGGGCTTCCTGTAAAAACTATCATAAAACAATGCATTGCATTAGGTAAGGATGCATGGCTAAAGACAGGAAAAAAGTATATCGCAAGAGAAAGTCAAAAAGAGTAAAGAAACCAAGTCGAATTTGTGAATTATGTTTTGGAGAGGGTTTTACTGTATTTGTTGTGGGTGAAAGAGCTATCGTTCTTCCCTGTGATTGTTATGATCCCAAAATTAAACTAGAAAAAACCTTGCATTAATGATAAAAATAGACTTATGAGAAATGATTTCGGTATAGGAATGAAGGCAGGTGGTCTTGTCGGTGGTCAAAAAAAACTTGATGTAAATAAAGACGGCAAGATAACAGGTGCAGATTTCAAACTACTTCGTAAGAAAAAGAAGAAAGTTAAGAAATAATGTCCAGGCCAGGTCTTTACGCTAATATACATGCTAAACGCAAAAGAGGCGAAAAAATGCGTAAAAAAGGTGCTAAAGGTGCGCCTACCGCAGCAGCTTTTGCTAGGTCTAAAAGAACAGCCAGAAAAAGATAATGTCCATAAAAAATAAAATTAGAAGTAAATTTGATGATATGTTTACTTTCGGGTTTGGTTTGAAGTATGACTCGGATGTAATTAAACAGGCAGAAAACCAATTTCAAAAGGACAGGGATGAGTTTACACCAGAAGAAAGAAAAAAGTTTGAGAAGATATTAGATGAACTTCAAAGAGCTAAAGATAAAGGTGAAGCTCAACCACCTAAAGGCAAAGATGGTGGTGCAGTAAAGAAAATGAAGAATGGTGGCACTATAGGTAAAACTATGCCAAAAACCCGTTCTAAGCCTCATGTAGCAGGTAGATTGGCTATGAGGGGATATGGCAAGGCTTTCAAAAAATAATCTATATAGTTATATTCTTAACAATATTATATATAAGAAAATTTCTATTTCTATTTTTAGACGTAATGGCGTAATGATGTATATATTTACTATATATATCAATACTTTATTGCATTACTTTTACAATACTTTACCATTACTTCATTACTTTAGGATAAATAAAAATGGCTAAAACATTAGGCGATATAATTGAAGCAGACGGCTTAACCAGGAGACAAAGAGCTTTTGCCCAGATATTGGTAAAAGAGAATGGCAGGGCAACACCTACAGAATGTGCAAGAATAGCAGGTTATTCAGAAAAATCAGCTACACAAATTGCTAGTAATTTACAAAACCCTAAGATGTTTCCTAAGGTGGTAGAATTTATTGATAAGTTAACAAAAGATTATGCTCAATCAGCAAAGATAGAGTTTACTAAACACGCTAGAGAATTAGCTAGATTAAGAGATTTAGCTATTGATAAGGATCAGATATCCGCAGCGATCAATGCTGAGTATCGAAGGGGACAGTTAGGTGGATATTATGTTGATAGAAAAGAAGTGGTAACTGCCTCATTAGATAACATGTCCAGGAAAGAACTAAAAGAAAAGTTAGAGAATTATCAAAGAGAAAATCAATTGATACAAGACGCTGATTACAAAGAAATAGAAAAAAAATAAAAAAAGATTTGACTATCCCAACTTTATAGGTAAGTTATTTTTATGGACATGCAAATAGTCATTTTCTCCGCAGTGAATGTACTTACTAGTAATGGCGTGTCCTAGAGAGGTATTAGAAGAAGATCTACAAGCAGATACATATCTAGCTGATGAAACTAAACTCTTGGTGGTTCTTCCTAAACACGGGGGCGTTATTTCCACTGATAAAAAATATAACGAGTTTGTGTTGAAATGTGGATTGGTTTCAGGGGTAGCCCCTAGTTTATCTCAACCACTTTAAAAAAAGCAAACTTAACTTGCAAGACAGCTCGGGTGGTGCTGAGAGGTTAAATGCCTTCTAAACCACCCACCAGATAAGGAGAGATAATATGAAAATATTAGAGTGGGGTGTATTTGTAGAGAAGTCTGACAAATCAACTTATGAAATTAGATTAAGTGAAGACTTGACTACAAAGGTTTATGAATACATCGAAAAATTAAAAGAAGACGATAAAAATATTTTATCGGGCGACACTAACGGGAAAATATTATGGTAAAAGGAGAGATAAAATGAAAACATTTAAAGTAATCATGCATAAGATTATAGAGCAGGAACATTACATTGAAGCTAAGAGTTTTGATGAGGCTTTGGAGAGAGCAAAGACACCTGAATCCTCTGTGGTCTCCCGTGACCTTGCAGTAAAAGAGCATAGGATTATTGAAATAAAAGAAATAGATCGTAAGGATATAGGCACATGATAGAAATTGATGAGGATGATATGGATAAAGCCTTACAGGATTTAATAACAAAATTTTATCCTGAGGCAGAACTGAAGGAAGAAAACAGTTTTTTATTTGATAGATACCAAGATATAAAATTTCAGTTAGTAGATTTAATTTTAGATATGGGAGATGAGCAAAATGTCACCTAAATATAAATATAAAGTTCATGTGTACGAGGCTAACTTAATGACTTATGAAGTTGAGGCAAGAAATGAAAACCATGCAGGAGAATTAATTTTGAATAAAGGATCCAGATTAAACAAACAAGAAAATGAGGGGATGATAACAGTTATAGAGCCTAGCAAAGTAAAAATGGAAGAGTTTAGAGTTGAGGAGGTATCAGAATGTTAGGTTGGTTATTAGAAAAATTAGCAAAATTTGTTGAGAAAATAATTTAATACTTTATAACAAGATTAATTCTCAATCACTCATAGCCCAGATGTTTCAGTATCTGGGCTTTTTTATTTGACATCTTACAATCATCCTATAATCTCCCATATAATATATAGGAGAAATTACTATGGAAAATAATGCAGTAGATACTTCTTTCGAAGATAGAATGAAAGAAATGAAAGAGAAGGCTAAACAAAGAAGAATAGTTACAAAAGATAAACTTCTTAGTATGTTTAATACCTTAAAATTTAATAGTTTTGACTTCGATAAAGTAGAGGTCAACTATGCAGGTAGTGGAGATAGTGGTGCAATAGAGGACATTGATTTTTTTAGGAAAGATCAAAACCTTTTTTCTAAATATGCAGGATATTCACACGAACCTGAGTCAGTAACTATTCCAAAAGATAGTCCATTATCAGACGAATTAAAAAAAGACATTCATAAAGATTCAACGATTTGTAGTTTCATAACTTATCTTGAAGATATAACTTATGATATGTTAGAAGAAAGACATGGAGGTTGGGAGATTAATGATGGACAAGAGGGGACATTTACTTTTACATTTAACCCTAAAGGTGAAAATGAAAAGGATTTATTAATCAATCACGATTACACAGTCTTTACTTATGATAGTCATCAACATCAGGAAGAGTTTTAATGGCTAATCCTTATCATCACTCTGTTAGTTCCTCCAAAAAATATGGAGGAACACCAGAAGATTATCAAGCTATCCATGATTGGTTTGATGATACTAAATCACATTACGCTTTCCAAAATCACAGAGCATTAAAACATCATTCACTTGGTTGTTATTGGTGTGAAGAAAAGTTTGGAAAAACAATTACGATATCAACAGGTAAAAAAATTCCTACTCGTTGGATTGCAGAGCAACATATACGAGAGGACTTAGGGTTCATTCCAACAGTTAAAGATTGGTTTGAAAATTTAGCAACGCCTAAATGGGCAATGAGAGGAAACAAGATATGAGTGAAAAACAAAGTATCGTCAAATATGAAATTAAAATAATTTGGAATAATGGCGAAGAAGAAGTACGAAAGGATGTGCCACTTTTCAAGAATGTTGAAGATTGGTTAGACGCAATAGAAGAAGATGAAAGAGAGGGAACAAGATATGAGTGAAAATACTACTTACAGTTATGACCACTTAGTAAAAAAACATTTTTTAGAAAAAAATCATAAAAAAATATTATTCGATTTTTATCAACAACTTTTTGTATGTTGTGGTGATATGGATGAATATGTTGAAAAACATAATGATAAATCAGCCAGAACACTATTAGATTTAATAACTGAATTATCAGATAGTATAAAAGGCGAACTATGGAGGGAGTTAGAGAGACAAGGCTTAGATGTTATTTATGAGAAGGAGGAACTAGCAATAAAAAGAGATAAGAAAGGAAACATAATATCGTAATGTCAGGTATAATTTTTTATTTAATATTGAATATCATCCTATTATTTATTATATTCTTAGGACTAAAAATATTTAAAGGAGATGATTAAATGGTTTTAGCAAGAGATCTACACGAAAAAATAAGGAACATACAAATTAAAGTAGAAAGTTCAAAAAGACTTTTTTCAATTGAGGAAGAGTTGGAAGGAACCAAAGACGCTATAAATTTACTTACTGCTAAATTTGAAAAATTAAATCAGGCTTTGTCATCTAATGCAGAGCCTGATGATCAACTTAAAAAAATTAAAAAGATTGCTGAAGAGAGTGATAATGTTGAAGTTGTAGATTACACAGAGCCTGAGCAAGATATTGAAGAAGAAGAGGAAGAGGAAGAGGATGACGATCCTGAACCTGATTATGATGATGATGATGACGAAGAGGAACAGGAAACAGAAGAGCAGATAGACGCAAGACAAGAATGTCAATTAAAAGATATTTTAACTGCCTCGCAATTACCAAAGGTTAGCACATTAGATTGTGTTGCAGGTTATAATGAAGCCAAAGAGAAACAAATAGCAGATATTATAAAAGCCCATAGCAGAGACAATTCTTATCCATTTACTTTTGATAATGGTGAAGGTGGTATTGACGAAATATTTGCTAGTAATTATCAGCCAATAATTAAAAGATTAATTTATTATGTAAATAAAGGTTATAGAAGCGAGGAGTTGAGGATTGCCTATCTGGAATTAAAATGTAGAGATAAAAATAAATATGATCAATTAAAAGCCGTTTTAATTCAATTATTAAAAACGCATGAAAAACTTTTAAATGGCACATATCCAAATCAACAAAAAAAATATAGTTATGCTATAAGTAAAACTTTATTTTTGTTTAAAGTTAGACGACCTTATTTTATTGAAAATTTAATTCAGCACTATCAAAAACTAACAAAACTAAAATCAGACAGATTTAATTAAAATTTTTTTCCATTTTAAGAACCATACAGGGCAATTTAAAAGTTGCCTTGTAGGATTTATTAGGATAATTTCATAATAGAAATGGAGTTAATTATGGAACTAATGACAAAAAAACAAGAGGAACAACTTGTAAAAAATCATAAAGCCTCTCAGGCTAACCCTGATAAGGACTTAAAACATAAAGCAGTAATTAAACTTTTTAATCCATCAGGTATCGGTACTTGGTATTTCTCAGAATATGATCCTGAAACTAGGATTGGTTTTGGTGTTGCTGATCTTGGCTTTCCTGAAATGGGTTATACAGCAGTTCATCAATTAGAGGATTTAAAATTACCATTTGGCAATAAAATAGAGCGTGATTTATCTTTTAAAGAAAATAAATATTCTTTAAAAGAATGTTTGGAGTTATGCAAAAATGGATAAAACAGTAAACATAACATACTTACCAAAAACTGATTTATGCTATTTAAATAAAAAGGCTAACAAACTAAGATTAAATAGACGATTAAATCAAGTTATGTTAGACGCTCTTCCTGAGCATAATAATAGTCCTGTTCATTTCTCTGTTCCAATTGATGATGCAAGGATTATTAGGGCTAACATTGAAATAATAGAAAATGTAAAAGGCGTATTGGATATCTTAATTGAGGATTTCAATGCATTACCACAAGCCCAAATACCCAATCCAAATTAAATCTTGATTAATTCTCACTAGGGTTATTATAGCCCTAGTGAAACCTGAAAATAAATTCAAAAAGAAAATCCTTAAAAACTTATCCTGTTCCTACACTCCAATTGAAATGTATTTAAAAATGGGAGTACCTGACATTTACGGCTTTTATTCTAATGGTTCTACTTTTTGGCTTGAATTTAAATGTACTAAAATGAAAAAAGTTTTAATCTCACCATTACAAATAGCATGGAATTACAAACATTTTTGTAATTGTCCGAGAAATTTTTATATAGTTGAGAGCCTCGAGGCGAGATGCTTTAAACTATACGAGGGAAACAGGGGTAAAGGACTTTTAAAAGAGGGTTTTAATCTTGAACCCTGTATCCTGCATCTGGAATTTAATGAAAAAGATTTTTTAAAACTAGATAATTTTTTAAAGTTCCTATAAACTCCCAACTAGAAACGGAGAAAATAAAAAAATGAGTACAAGAGCAAACATTAATATTAATTATGGTGAGACCTGCATCTGGATTTATAGCCATTATGACGGTTATTTATCTCATAGAGGTTATGATTTAATTTGTAACCTGCGCCACAGTAAAAATGCCAAAGATTTTATAACTAGATTATTAAATCAAAAAGATGGCTGCGATCTATATCGAGACGGTCGAAATACCTACGAATTAACTACCCAAGAGCATGGGGATATTGAGTATTTATATACTTTTAATTTTACTGATTACCCAGACGGCTCTGATGTGAATTTGATAATTCATGAAATTAAATACGGCGAGACTAAAAAAAATAGGTCCCTGCTTCTCGATACTTTAATAATGGGAATAACCCCTAACGAGATCCATGAGAAATGCAAATTAATCTTAGATGAGCATACGAAAATGCTAAGTGAAAAAGTTGCGTAATCCAAAACCCAAAAGGCAGGTGACAGGGTTCAGGCTCTGTCTCCTGGTTCTTTATATTTTAATATTAGGAGGTAATTAAAATGCCGTTAACAACCTATTGGCGAAATGTCAAAAACACCAAAGCACAAAAGCTACTTGTCGAAGGACGAAATGATTTTAATCTTGGTATCTTGCTTTGTGTTCTTGAAGTTCCTGTTATCCATAAGGACACAATCGAAGAACTAGAATTTAGACATGAGTTTTATAAACTGGTGTCTGGAAGTGAGGCAAAGATTAATTTTAAAATGTTTATTGGATATTCTTGTAACTCAGGTTTTAAGACTCGTGGTGCATGGATCAGGAGAATACTAAAAGCTAATCAACAATCTGGACTTACCCAGAAGAGAGTCTGGGAATGTTATCAGGAAGCAAGGAAGGATAATTAATTTTATATTTCTGGGATAATATGGTACACTCAACTATGACTTCGCAAGTGCTACAAAGTTCCAAGTGGATTGTCGACCTAACTCAGGCCGCTTACGGCATTGGTCCTTCCCAAGCAAGAACGCATTTCACTCGGGCAACACGTGCCGCCCAGAGACTCAGCAGCACCCTCTGGCCACATCATAACCAGCTCAAAGAGATAAGCCTATTAAGACGAAGTCTATAATTCTAGAACCAGGGGCAACAGCTCCTGGTTCTTGTCGCAATTCCCAAACTTAAAATTAACAGTTACCCAGAAGAACCTGGCACTCGACTAAATGGTCCAGCTCCGGGCTAACTTATTTTTACCCAGAACAAACTACGACATCCAGGTACCCA